TTTAATGTACTATATATGATACACTACTCTCTATTTTACTATAAAATAAAATAATCCACAAAGATACCTTGACTATATAAATACAGATAGACTATTGTTTACTTAAAGCTCTCCACTAGATAGTCTGACAGTATCATAGAGACTTCTTGAGGTATCTTTTAGTATCTGTTTGTTCTCTATAAGAAACTATTAACAGATAAACTAAAAGAAACTAATAGATCTCAAGACTCTTAAGTAGTCTTTTAGTAGTTTTAACTCCTTCCTTATTTGTTTTATCATAATTAACATATAGATTAACTTACCCTGCACCAAATTAACATATAACTTAACTTAACTCACAAGGAATAACTCCAGATGCCTTCGACTGCTAAAGTATACTATGATCCCAAAGTCTCTATTAGAAAGAGAAAGAAGGATAAGCCATTAGATAGTATAACTAAGGAAGTTAGAGAGGAGATAGTTAAGGATTATATGGACTCAGAGCCATTCCCTGATCTAAAGGCTATTGCAATTAAGTATACTCTCTCCCAAAGTGCTGTATCAATTATCATTAGAGACCATTGGGAACACCTAACTAACTTACGAGAAGCTATACTACTCAAAGACTCTACAAAGTATCCAGATGTACACAAGTCTTCTAGCTATCTTAGCCTGAAGAAGATCCAGAGAAGCTCTAAGATGAATGAGGAGTTCTTATCGTTACTATCAGAAGACTCTTCTGGACTACTGTCAGATGAAGAGATAGTCTTTTGTCAGTTAATGATTCTATCAGGGAACCATGAGACTGCTTTAGAAGAGAGTGGACTGGCAGTTGGTCTACTAGTTCCCTCTACTTCAGCAACTCCTGAAGCTAGGAAGGGGTATCGTATTGCACTAACACTTCGTGCATCCTTCCTTAAGCTTAAACCTAACGTAGCTAACTTCCTTACCCAACTCAAATCAGAGAAGTACTTTCCAGATTCAATAGACAAGACTTCCATACAAAGAGAACTACTCCACCAGCTTGATGTTCTCAATGAAGATATAACAATGCCTCTGTCTAACAAGCAGAAGCTTAAGCTGTCGGTAGTAGAAGCACTAGGAAGAACAGTAGGAGCCTTCTCAGATACCTTACGTATAGAGAAGATAGACCCTGCTAAAGCTTTAGACTACCTCGATACACTTACATCAGCTGATGCTGGTATCCCCTTAACTGAAGATCCTCTTGAACTGGCAGTTGGATCAGAGTATACTTAATGACTCCTGAGACTGCTGCTAATATAACTGCTAGGTTAGCTGAGAAGCTTTTACATTATCGTTCTCACCCTATTGAGTTCATCACTCAAGTAATAGGTGCTACCCCAACTAAGCAACAAGTAGCTCTGATTAAACTGGCAGTATCTCCTAACGCTAGAGTAGCAGTAAAATCATGTACCAGTTCAGGTAAGACAGCAGCCTTAGCTTGGCTTACCTTATTCTTTTTATCATGCTACCCTAACTGTAAGATAGTCACAACTGCACCTACAGCAGGACAGTTACATCGGGTATTCAGATCTGAGTTATCTTTATGGCACTCAAGGATGATGCCACTCTTTGCTGATATGTTTGAGATCATGGCTGATAATATTCATATCAAAGGAAAGAAGGCTACTCAGTTCTGTGCTTTCGTTACAGGCTCTCCTGAGAACAAGGAGTCCTTTGCAGGGTATCATGCAGACAAGATGGTTATCCTTGTAGATGAAGCCTCAGCACTTCCTAGTGAGATCTTTGATACTCTCCTTGGTACTCTCTCCTCAGGTGATACATCCTTCATTCTTGTATCAAACCCTGTAAGATCTAGTGGTGCTTTCTTTAACCTCTGGCAGAATGAGAACCCAGAGTCTAGGTGGAAACTCCTTACCTTTGATTCCTTTGGCTCTCCTAATGTAGACTTAGATTGGATTGAAGAGGTTAAGATAACTTATGGAGAGGACAGTGACTTCTATAAGATGCGTGTACTTGGTGAGTTCCCTATACTGGACTCAGCACAGTTTATACCCACTAGCTCAATAGAAGCTGCTATGAGTAACACTCTCAACTCAAATGAATATATGTACTTTCCCAGAGTACTTGGATGTGATGTTGCTAGGTTTGGTGACGATAGTAGTGTCATTGCTGATAAACAAGGGCCAAAGGTACATGACATCACAAGCTACAAAGGACTCGATACAGTAGAGTTTACTAATAGAATCATAGAGAAGTTCCATAGCAATACTTATGACTGTATCTTTGTAGATGGTATTGGTATTGGTGCTGGAGTAGTAGATCAACTTAAGAGATTCCAGATACCTGTAGTAGATGTGGTAGTATCAACTAAGTCTACAGACCCTAGACAGTACTTCAATCTAAGATCTCAGATCTATGGAAGACTCAGAGACTGGCTCTTAACAGCAGATGTACCATACAGTAAAGAACTACATGAAGACTTAGCAGGAATTAACTATAGCTTTAACTCTAAGTTACAGGTTATCCTTGAGAGTAAGAAGGATATGAAGAAGAGGGGTATCTCCTCACCTGATAGAAGTGATGCACTTGCACTTACTTTCGCTAATGAAGTCTACGCTGGTAGCTTCACTAAAGTTACAGCACGAAGGGTAACACAATCAGCTTTTCTCTGGGCTTAACTAAAGGTAAACTAATGATTACAGATCCAAGTTTAGAACAAGATATTGAATACTCAACAGAGGATCAGCCAAGTATCCGTATGGTTGGCACTGAGACTATCCGAGAGATCATCAAGGAAGGTGCTGATAGTATCTTAGATCAAGAGTATATGCCTGTCTACTCTGCCCTAGCTGGGCATATCATGGGGGAGTTCAGAGTAAACAAAGATGCTAAACGTAACTCTGGTATTGAAGGTGAGATCACAGAGAGCTTAGCTCAGTACAACGGTAAGTATAGTGTTGAGGATATCTCACGTATAGCCTTAGAGAAAGGCTCTAGCCTCTTCATGAATATCACAGCTACTAAGTGTAGAGCAGCTGCTAGTTGGATTCGTGATATCTTACTTGCAGTTAATAGTAAGAGTTGGAAGATCCGACCTACACCTAAAGCTTCTCTTCCTCCAGAAGTCATAAAGAATATTGAAGACTCTATTGAGAAAGAGTTTACTGAGTTCTTGGAAGGAGAGAAAGATGAAGAAGCTAAAGCTCAGCAACCTCCTCAGCCTCAGGCTCCCCAACCTAACCAACCTCCTCAGGCTCCACCTAAAGCTGCAGATGCTACACAGAAAGTAACTGAAGCACAGGAGACTATCCAGAAGGTTAATCAAGATCGTAGAGATATCAAGGAAGCTATCTATGATGAGATCCAGAAGGAAGCTACCTATAACATGAATGTGATGGAGCGACAGATTGAAGATCAGTTACTTGAAGGTGACTGGAATGAAGTCTTCTCTACTTTCATTGATGACTTTGTAGTATTCCCAGCAGCCTTTATCAAAGGGCCGATAGTAACTAAGGCTAAGAAGGTTGTATGGCAGAATGGAGAACCTACAACTTATACAGACTTTGTATTCAAGAACCGTAGGGTATCTCCTTATGACATCTATCCTGCCCCTGAAGCAAGGAACCTCAATGAAGGCAGTCTCTGTGAACACCTCCGGCTTACTAGGGCAGAGGTAGATAGTCTCAAGGGTATCCCAGGGTATAAGAGAGATAAGATTAAAGAGGTACTCTCCGATAGTTCTATGGGTGTCCCTGCTAGTTGGATTGATACTGGTATTGAATCTGAGAAAGCAGACCTAGAGAATAGGGGAACTGATCATGAAGCTAACCGCAATGTTATCCATGGTCTTCACTTCTTTGGATCTATAAGTACTGAGATCCTCAAGATGTGGGGTATGGATGAAGAGTGTATTGCTTCTTCAGAAGATACTAAAGAATGGGAAGTAGAAGCTATCCTACTGAACAATACAGTAGTGAAGTGTAGTGTTAATGATGATCCTTTATGTCGTAGACCTTACTACTGTGCTAGCTTCCAGTCAGCTCCAGGTAGTCTGTGGGGACGTTCTCTCCCTAACTTGATGAGAGACATTCAGCGTATGTGTAATGCTACCGCTAGAGCCTTAGCTAACAATATGGCATTAGCATCTGGCCCTCAGGTAGAAGTCTACATAGACCGTCTAGCAGATGATGGTGATATCTCTAGTCTTAGTCCTTTCCATATCTGGCAGCTTACTAGCGATCCTAGTGGAGGTGGAGGTAGAGCTATTAACTTCTTCCAGCCTTCAAGTAATGCACAGGAACTGTTAGCAGTCTATGAGAACTTTGAGTCTAGGGCTGATGATGCTACTGGTATTCCTAAGTATGCTTACGGTAATGAGAAGGTAGGTGGAGCTGCTGAGACTGCTAGTGGATTAGCTATGCTTCTAGAGGCTGCATCTAAGCAGGTTAAAGACTCTATCCGTAACATTGATGCTGGTGTTATCGTACCTAGAATTGAGTATCAGTTCTACTTCAACTTGATTAAGAACCCTGATCCTACTTTCAATGGTGATGTACAGGTAGAGGCTCTTGGCTCAGCAGCACTTACTGTTAGAGGTACAGAACAGATCAAGCGTAATGAGTTCCTCAAGATCACAGCTAATGCTATAGAGCAGAAGATCATGGGAGTTGAGGGTAGAGCTAGTATCATCCGAGAGATGAGTGAAGAGTTAGGGTTCATTGATCCTATTGTTCCTTCTAGACTTGATATGAAGAAGACTATAAAGGAAGAGAAGGAAGCTGCTGGTAAACAACAGCAAGCTGAGCAGCAGTCTAAAGAACAGGAACATGCAGCTAGGCTTGAAGGTGCTAGACTTCAGATTGATGGACAGAAAGATATGAATAAGATCTCTCAGGAAGTCAAGTTGATGGCTGAGAACAATAAGATGGAGAGACATAACATTGACTCCCAGCTTAAAGCTCAGGAGATTGAATCATTTAAGGAAGGGAATATGTATCGTTCTATGACTACTGCTACTAACGCAGAGCGTACCGATGCAACTAAGAAGGAACTGGCTAATAAGGAGATGGCTATTAGCCTCTCTCAAGGTAGTGGTCAGTAATGAATATTAAACCTTCTGATAAAGAGAAGTTCAAGAACCAAGGTGTAAAATACCTTAAAGAGATTATTGAGGAAGAGCATAGTGCTTGCCTTAATAGGCTTAAGAAAGCCACAGACATTTCAATACTGCGATACACTCAAGGTCAAGTAAGTACCTTGGAGTCTATCCAAGAACTAATGGCTGAAGTTTAATAATCCCTACACTCTCATACACATAGTATGACTGTAGGCTCATTGTAGACTATCAGCAAGGAGAATACCCATTATGGGGAGTAGTGTAGTTGACAAATTAGATGTAGAGATAGCAGAGTTAGAGGCTAAGCATGGCTTTGATTCTAGTGAGACCCAGCCTTCTGTTTCAGCAGAGGACTCTCCCACTACCGCTACAGCAGGAGATTCACAAGCTTCAACTGAAATTGAAAACCTTGTGATGCCTACAGTAGGGGCACAAAGTATCCCTCCATCTGAGACTGGGGTGGAACCAAAGAAGAAGAGAGAAGATTATAAGAAACGCTGGAAGAACTTTAAAGCTTATCATGATTCCGAGAAGTATAAGGATAACAAGATTAAGGCTGAAGCATTCCAGAAGATAGCTGATCTTACCAAAGAGGTTGACCTGTTAAAAGGACAGCTGCAAGAGAACGATGTCTCTACTCCTAGGTCTGTAAAGGACTTGGTATCTCAAGAAGAATTGGATATCATTGGAGATGAAGGTGTTAGCTCTATTGATAAGATCACTCGTAAGGCTATTGCAGAAGCAGTAAATCCTCTCAAGGAGCAACTTGATAAAGCACATGCTGATTCAATCACTGCTACTGAGAGAGAGGCTCAGGCTGCTAGAGAGAACGCTAGTAAGTTCTTTCTAAAAAGGTTAGGTGAACTTGTACCTGACTTCCAATCTCTTGATACAGACACTGGCTTTGAGGAGTATCTTAAAGGTACTGACCCTGCTAGTGGAGCATCAAGGTTCTCTCTTTTTAAACGTGCCCAAGACAGCGGGGATGTAGGACGAGTAGCAGATTTCTTTAATGGTTATAAAAAGACTAGGAAACCTACAGCTACTGAGACACTCAGTCGAAAGATTACACCACAAGCCACTGGTGGTTATTCACCGGAACAGACAGCTATTGCCAATGGTGGCAGTAAGCAAGTCTACAAGATGTCAGACTATAATGCGTTTATGGCTGATGTCAACAAAGGCAAGAAGTATGCTGGTAGACAGAGTGAAGTAGATGCTATTGAACATGAGTTCGATATGGCTTTCATGGAAGGTCGTATAGTAAATGCTTAATGAAGTCTCCAGGTACGAAGCCTTTAACTAACTAATAGGAACAGTAAGACTCTAATAAATTCTTACTAAATAATAGAAATGGCTACAATTCGTCCTGGTGTAATTGCTCCGTATACATACCCTGCTGCTGATGGTACTAACTACTCAACTGGTCAGGGTGCTAATGCTGGAGTAAGTGATTTTATCCCTGAGATCTTTAGTAAGAAGATGCTTAAAGACTTCTATAAGTCTACGGTATTCTCTGAGATCTCTAACACTGATTTTGAAGGAGAGATTAAGTCCGCTGGTGATAAGGTATACATTCGTGTAGTACCTACGATCTCCATTGGTACCTATAAGATTGGTGGTTCTGACCGTAGTGGTGCTGTAGGTACGCCTGCTGGTATTCAGTATGAAGTACCGAAGTCTGAAGCACGTACCCTGGTTATTGATCAGAGTAAGTACTGGGCTTTCCGTATGGACTACATTGATGAGATGCAGACTGATCTTAATCTGATCAGTGAGTTCTCTTCTAATGCTGCTGTACAGATGCAGATTGCTGTAGATACTGAGGTACTGGCTTATGTTACTTTGGTTGCTAATGTAGATACCCACAATCAGGGTGAGACTGCTGGTGCTATCTCTC